GCGCCAGATAGGGCTGTAGCTGCGTCGGAAGCCATCGTGAGGCATAATGCGTCGGCTAAATCGGGCGATTTTAGGCCACGCCTGCGCATTTCGTCTTTACTCTCGGCTTTCATCTTGCCCGCGCTGGTAAATGAGTACCTTATGCCAGTTAGCTCGGCTAAGAGCTGGTCATTCTTGGGCAATTTGCAGGATCTATCTTCGAGCCATCCCTTTGTCTTAAACCACAGCTCGCTGCGTAAGTTTGTGTAAGTCTTGCCCATTGCAGGCGCTTCGCCAACATTAATCCCACGCACTGGAGCGCCTAACTCACGTAATCTATCAACTACACCGCCGCCAACGCCAATGCTATCCACAAGGATCTCGTTTGGGCGCAGGCTGGGTGATAAGCTTTCATATTCAGCCATTACTCTGCCCACAGTCTGCATTAAGTCTAATCCCTGCCACGCGGTAATATCTGTCACGACATTGCCATACCTTTTGCACAATGCAGTTTTGTCAGTGCCAAATCTTGCCACGTCCAAGCCCCATATTGGCTTAATGTCAGGCGTAACCTCAATATCTCGATGTATGGCGCTCTCGGCGACGTGAAACGGTATAATCGTATCATCGTCAGCCATTGGGAACTCGCCTAGCACACGTATTCGAAATGCGTTGCTATCCTCGCCGTAACGCTCACGCATTTCGTCAACAAACTCTGTTGATACAAGCGGGCTATCTACGCACGACCATCTGCGCGTCCACCAGCTCTTAGCCATACGTGTTTGGCTCTCAAAGAATGTTCCAGAAGATCGCGTGGGGTTAGATAGGAGTAGCGTGGTTGCGCTGTGGCCTGACATAGAGCCAGCAGCAGCTTCGAAGACTTTCTCAGGCACACCTGATGCTTCATCTACCACCAGAAGAACATTCTCAGAGTGAACACCTGCTAACGCTTCTGGCGTCTCGGCGCGTGACGTTCTAGCTGATATGAAAGCCTCGGACGCAGCTGACGTTAGCTCTACGCGGTCAGATTTGGTGGTAATCAATTGCTGTAGGTGGGGTGGCAACTCGTTTATCCAACGCTTTAGCTCGGCAAACAATGCGTCAAACAATTGGCTTGATGTGGGCGCTGTGACAACGACCTTATTCGGGAAACGTAGCAAGAGAAACCAGAGCATAGCCCAAGACGCGGACGTGGATTTACCCGTGCCGTGGCCTGACCTGACCGACATCTTACGCTCGCCAGATGCAATGGCGTTCAAGAACTCCTCCTGATAATCGTATGGTGTTGCGCCTAGCACCTCTTTGACAAATAGCACTGGCTCGTCGCGGTAACGTAGGACAAACTCTGTTAATGGGTTATCACTCATCTGATACATCCTTGTAATCTGCGTCAATCGTCTTTGCTTCACGCTCTTGATCTTCTTTATGGATAGCTGCCAAGTCAGAATTAACTTTGCGCAGGGCGTCTAAATGCATGTCGCCCACGGATATCGTCACGTTTGTCTGCGGTCTATTGCCGTATCGCTCTTGGTTGTACGAGCCTGCCATGAATTTACGCCACTGCACCTTCTCTCGCGTGGCGGCTATTTCGCTTGATGTGCTGCCACCATCCAGATCATCTACCATTGTTAGACCTTGCTCTACGAGGGCGTCCGCTGCCTCTTGGCGGGCTTTGGATAGGGCATTGGCATACTCAGGGATAGTCTTGAGGGATGTGCTGAGATACTGCCGTGAGCAATCATATTCTTTCGCAAGTGCTGTGAGGGTATTGCCTGACGCAATCTGCTCAAACAAGTATTCAGCACCGCCTTTGCTTAGTACATCAGCGAGTATTCTTCTGCGTAACGCTTTCCCAGCCATTGTTATTCTCCGATTTTTTTTAAATTTTACAATAGTTGTGCGTTATATTGCAAGGGGTACGGGGGGCTAATTTTTGGCTCTTGTGTGCGTGAGATTATACACACACACTACCCCCGTACAATCCGTTGACGGGGGGGGGCTTATCGATGTGCCAGATGTGTAGTTTCGCCTAAATGGAACAACGCATAGCTAAGATTACCTGTATATTGCTATGAAATACTCTAAGCTATTGTAATCATTACATGAATTGCTATTTGCCCACCTAATGTCCGATAATATCTATTATGTTAACTTTCAGATATACCGAAAGTATTGACTATAGATTTGCTTATTGTTACGCGGATGCGCCCGTGCAACGGCGTGGCAATGTGTTGTGTCGCACGTTCTTGCAGTATGCTATGCCGCCAATTAATGCAGTCTTATTGCATTCTCCTCAAGCTGATCGCTCATCTCAATGATTGCCTCTGCGAGTGATTGCATCACAATCTCTGGATCAACTACCATAAGTCTATCTGATATGTAATCGCACAATAGATCCAGCTCCATGTCATTCTCATCACGATCATCGCAATGTAAATCTAATGATAGCTTTATATTGAAAGACACGTCACGTACTCCGTAAAATGTGGGCGTGCAGTGAGGAAAGATAACCGCACGCCCTAGTTAAGCGGGCATCGCATTGAAATGCAAAACAATGCGTCGGGAGGAGGAGAACCCGCTTATTACACTATGCCCCAAGAATAACTCTTGTTCAACCCTATCCCACCTCTTTTGACAGCTCGTGACCCAGCGCAAGATAGCCGCAGCCATCAATGCTACTATCCTCGTGCGACCCATTGCGTAGCCTCGCAATCTTCAGCAGCGCCATCATGTTCGCCACGTCAGACGCATTAATCCTCGTGCCAGTGTAAGCCGCCCACATGCTCGCAATGCACCCAAAGTTATCCTGCGCACTTCCGTACTGCCTCGCCCTGTCCCCGTTAATCAATTGCTTTGCCGTGTCCAATACCTCAGACCTCATCACACCATCACTACTCATCTGCTTAACCATTGTTCATACCCCGTTTCCCTAGCTCGTCCCTCGCTTGCCACCAAGCCAGACATTTGTTGTTCTTTTCTTTCATCTTATGTTCCATAATTATTTACCCCGATTTTACCTATCTCATACTATTCGCTTAACTACATACTAATATACTATACCTAAAGGTATATAGTATTAGTAGTAGATTGGTTACGATATACTAATTGCAATTAGTAGTTGTCCTGCTAAGTGTTTGATATTGTTGTTACTAATGCTAATTAGTAGGTGATTAGTAGTATGCATTTTAGCTCACTTTCCCGAAATCATCGCAAAACCAGATATAACCCTCATTTTGGACAATATGACCCGCACTCGTGAGGCCTGCAATTGACTGCTTGTAGGTTTGTGATGGGTTAGCTACGCCAGCTACTTTGCCCATGAAATGCTTCTTGATGTCCTCTTCTTTAATAACCCAGAACGTGCTAGGTTCAGGCCAACCCACGCCAGCAGGGTTAGACATGCCAATGCCCTCGCCGCGCAATTGCTGGAAGCACGTCTTAAATAAGATTTGGTTCTTGCCCTTGATAACCCTCTTGTTGGCCTTCTCAATATCATCACTTGTTGCTGGCTCAATCACGCACGTTGTGACAGCATCGCCGTCCGCGTCATGCCCAAGCTCAATCACATTCAACTTAAAGTGAAACTTACGCCCACCCTCGAGATCTCTTTGCTTGGTAGACAATGCAGTGCGCAAGCCTGTCGCCTCGTCATACGATAACTCTATCTCAGTCTCAACAGCAGCACGCAGTGAGCTATGCCCACGAGCCTTCGCGTCCAAGTTTTTGCCAGAATGATGCACGAGCAATAGATGAGCGCCTGTCTCGCCGCGTATCTTATCACACGCAGAAATAACAGCCGTTGATGATGCAGGCGAGTTCTCATCGCCGCCGGGCATTGATCTGGATAACGTATCAACGATAATCATTGCAATATCACCATGCGCCCGCTTAACCTCGTCACATAAATCTATGATAAGCTGCACGTCAGCATTTTCCTCAAGTAAATTCACTGGCAATGCACGCATAGCTAACTTAGCCTCATGCTCTGGATATTGCTGGCGTAAGGCTACAACCCTATTATGCGTCGTCATACCGCCCTCAAGAGCCAGAAACAGCACCACGCCGCCCTTAACCTTATTTCCATGCCAATCCTGCCCGGCAGACACATGCCACGCCACATCCTGCACAAAAAATGACTTACCAACATTGCTTGGCCCATACACCATTGAGAGCTGCCCAGCGCCAAACCATCCTTTGACAAGATAACTCCTGTCTAATTGTGGCATTGCATCGC